ATACAAACATATCGTATTACAATTTGACCGCGCTTTGCAACCTGTATTTACTGAAAAGAAAAATAAAGGTTATGTTGAGTTTGGCGAATTAAATAATTATCCAGAGTATTTACTTTCGCTTTACAATGAATCGCCAAAGCACGGAGCAATTGTAAAAGGTAAATCAACTTATATTTTTGGTCGTGGGTTTGAGGAAAAGGGCAAGGCAAATAGTAGGGGCGAAAGTTGGAACGATATTTTAAAGAAATGTGTTAAGGACGATGAACTTTTTAGAGGTTATTATTTACAAGTTATCTGGAATCGTATTGGGCAAATAAGCGAGGTATACCATATTGATTTTTCAAAGGTTAGAGTTGCAAAAGATTTAAGTAGTTTTTATATTAAAAATGATTGGTTAGATTGGAAGGAAAAGCCACGCGAATACCCACAATTTAACACACAGAATCCAACAGGAAGCCAAATTTATTACAAGCGCGAATACAACCCAACGAGCGAAATCTATCCTTTGCCGTCTTATTTTCAAGGGCTTAATTATATTGAATCTGATATCGAAGTATCGCGCCATATTTTAGGGAATGCAAAACAGGGTTTTGTCGGTAGCACTTTGATTAATTTAAACAATGGCGATCCAATTAACGAGGAACACAAAGGCGAAGTCGAGAAAGGTTTATTAAAGAAATTTACAGGAGATAGCGGAAAGCGTGTTGTAATAATGTTTAACAAGTCCAAAGAGAATAGCGCGGATATCCAAAATTTGGGTACTACGATGCTAACAAAAGAGGATTTTACAAACATCAATAATTTAATACAACAAGAAATATTTGCATCGCATCAAATTACTTCGCCGTCTTTATTTGGAATTAAAACAGAGGGGCAATTAGGAAGCCGTACCGAAATCCGCGACGCATACGAAATATTTAATAATACTTACGTTGCAGAACGTAAAGAGGAATTTAACCAAGTATTTACTGATTTTAGAAACTTAAAAGGCGAAGCTGGGGAGTTTAATATTATTCCATTAGAGCCGTTGAAATTTGAGTTTACTGAGGCTATAATGGTCGCTAATTTAACGCAAAATGAAATTCGTGAATTGATGGGACGCGAGCCTTTACAAGTTGGTCAAGTTACATCAGACGGCGAAACGGCGGTTATTGAGCAACCCGTACAACTAGAGTTACCTGTTTCAAATGATTCAATCAAAAATTTAAGTGGTCGCCAATATCAAAACGTTATGCGAATTGTTAGGCAGTTTGCAAACGGCAAATTAACAAAAGAACAAGCGGGGTTAATGTTAAAAAATGGTTTTGGTTTTACTGATTCCGATGTAAATGTTTTTTTAGGATTAGACGATAACCCATTAACAGAGGATGAAATGCAAAAATTTGCAATGAGCGAAGATGAGCGAATGATTGAATACTTTGAAAGTTGCGGTACTTATGATTTTAACGAGGTTGGATTTGATAGGATTAATTTTGAAGAGGATTTAACGCAAACACAAGCAAGCGTTTTAGATTTAATTACAAAAGATAAAAACATAACGCCGGACGTTATTAGTCAAAATTTAAAAATTGACAAAGAATTAGTTAATGAAATTATAGACGATTTTATTAAAAAAAAAATAATTGAAATTGCTGAATCTAAAGTAAACACAACTCCAAAGTATAAAGTTTTAAAACCTGTTAGCGAATTAGGGGGCGAGCCAAAAACGACTAAATTATTTATTCGATATAAATATGATTGGCGTACAGGATTTGACGATAGCGATTTAGTAACGAGTAGAAGATTTTGCGTTAAGATGCGCGAAATGTCAAACGCTGGTAAATCTTGGAGCAGGTCGGATATAGAAAGTTTAAGCGTTCGTTTGGGTTATTCAGTTTGGGAGCGTCGCGGTGGGTGGTATACGATGAGCAACGGCGAACATCGTGAATCGTGCCGACATATTTGGTCATCAAAATTAATGGTAGCAAAATAATGAGCAAAAACATTTTATTTATAACCGAACAACTTTTTAAAGACCGCACAGGCGCGAGCAATAACATCGACGGAAAACAAATTTTCCCGATGGTAAAAGTCGCGGGCGATATGTACATTCAACCCGCGCTCGGTAGCAAATTATACCAACGTTTGCAAGATGGGGTTGTTGCTGATAATTTAACTAACGATGAAAAAACTTTGTTAGATGTTTACGTTACCGATGCTTTAATTTGGTTTACAATGTCTTTGCTACCAATGATAATGGGCTTTCAATTATTTAGTAAAGGATTTTTGCAAAAGACGGCTGAAGAAAGCAACACGCCAAGCCGTGCGGATATGGAGTTAATCGAGCAAAAATATTTGTCGATGGCGGAGTTTTACAAAACTAGATTAATAAAATACTTACAAGAAAATTATACACTTTATTACGAATATTTAAACCACGGTAGCGCATTAGATACTATTTTCCCAGAGGCGAAAGCGTACACCTCGCCTATCTATTTAGGGCGCGAATACATACCAAATACACCGCGTTGGGTTAATGGCTCAAGTTCTTTTGCAGTGCCACAGATTGCGTACTATACAGCCGTAGGAAACGAAACTACATTTAATGTTAATGACCTTTACGGACGTACTACTTTAGTTGCAACACGATCTGGATTAAGCAAAGTAATTACAAACGCACCAACAAGCGATAGCGGATTTATTCAAATAAACGGCAACGTTGTAAGATTACCAACAGGCGATATTGCAATGGCTGGCGAATTATTTACATTTTTATACCGATAAAATATGAGCAAAGGCTATAAACTTGAATTTATAGAAAAAGTAAAAAAGAAAAATGACCTACAACCAAATAGTAACAAAAATACAAAATCTATTGGAGTCGCACCCAATGATAAAAGAAACGAGGTTTGCAAGCCCAGTAGAGTGGTTAGGTTGGGTTAGTCAACCATTGTTACCAATTGCATCCTATGTAATGGACACGGGAAATTTTAACGTAGGTCGCGAATTAATTTACCAGATTCAATTTTGGTTTATTGATAAATCTGGAGTCGAGGGCGAATTTGAAACAGAGGTTGTAGGCAATATGCATAGCGTGGCGAACGATATTGTAATGGCTTTGCGACAAGATAGAACGATAAGCATTGACACGAATATAAATTGGACGGCGATTAGTGAAAAGTTTGAAGATTATTTAAGTGGAGTTACGGTAACATTTAATTTAACAACGGTATCTGATTTTAATAATTGTGATTTTCCAATATGAGAAAAGTAATTTTAATTTTATTAGTTTTTATTAGCGCAAAAGTAAACGCACAAGTATATCAAGAAATGCCACAATATGGCTATCGTGCTAATCGTATGGCGTTTGATTCTACTTTGCAGATTCCAACGGTTTGCGGAGTACCTACTTTAAAAAGTATTGTAAAGGCAAATAAAAACGGCGCTATTGCATACGATAGTTGTAATGCAATTTTTTATACTTACAATCCAAAGACGTTAACATGGTCGGCGCTTTCAGGCGGTGGCGGTGGCTCAACTGATACGACAAGTTTAAGCAATAGAATAAATTTAAAATTAAACATAAGCGATACGGCTTCAATGCTTAATCCTTACTTACGCAAAATAGACACGACAAATAAATTTGTAAATAGGATTACAAGAACTGAAGGCAAAGATTCTATAATTTACTTTGTTGGTGCTAATAGGTTTGCAATAAAAGATAGTATTGGGGTTGCTGGTAGTGGTACACAAAATTTTGTTCCTAAATGGTCAAATAGTACAACACTACAAAATTCACAAATCTTTGATTCAGTAAATGTTGGTATTAACACAACTACACCAGCATACAAATTAGACGTTAATGGAGAAATTAATACTAATCAAGGAATTAGAATTGGTACAAATGGCGCTAAAACAGGATTTTACGGAGGCGCTAATATAATAGATTTTTTTGCTGGTGAAAATAAAATATCTACTTGGGGATTAACAGCAGTAGGGGGAAGTTATTTTGATTATTTTCCTTCTTTTACTTATAATACAGGTGATGCTGGAATTACTAATATTTTAAAAATTCGTGGTAATGCAACTTCTAATAGTGCTAATAATGCTGGAGTTACTCAATTAGATATTTCCCCAACATACACACAACAAACATTTGGAACAGGAACTTTAAGAGGCATTTATTATAATCCTTCATTAGCTAGCGGGGGAATTAATACATCAAAACACATAGCTTTTGAAAGTGCATCAGGGAATGTAGTTATGAAGGGTTTAAAAACATCTTCTTCAACTACAGATAGTATAGCAATTTGGATAAATGACACATTGAGCAAAGCACCATATCCATCAGGGGTTCAAATTGATACAACACTATTTCAGCGCAAACAAATACCATCTTATACATTTTTAGCAAACAATACAACTGCAACTGCAAACGCTCAAGCATTACCATTTAAAGATACATCGGGAACTTATACAGGTACTATTACGTGGAATGGGACAGCTCCAACAAGTGGAACTTTTACTTATCGTTGGACACGTATAGGCAAAATGGTAACAATTAATATTTCTTTAGTTTATGCAAATGCAGGTTCAGCTAATTCAACTATAGTAATAGGCTTGCCATCAGACGCGCCAACACCAACAAAGCCAGCAGGATTGACAAGTGCTTCAAATCTTTTATATCCTTGTTACGGTGGTGTAAATATTACTAATCAATCAACATTAACCAATGCAGCTTTTCGTGGTTTTTTGAGAAATAATTCAGCTAACAATGGATTTGAATTTACAATAGCACACGCTGCAACAACAGCGGTTAATGCTTTTGTAACTTGCACTTATTTTACTGATTAATTATGAAACACATTAGACAAATAAATAGCGTTAACACTAACACATACACCATCGTTTTATTAGATAATTATGATGGGGTAATGGAAGAGCATCCAATATTTAATGCCTTCCCTAATGCATTTGAAATATCTGAAAATGAGTTACCCGATTTTGTACAATATGTAACTTTTGAAATTGAAGAGTTAAACACAATTATAACAAATAGGCAATAATGAATCAACATAATCCACCATTAACGGCAATTAGCGGAATTTGTGCGGTTGTATCGTTATCACAGATACAACCTGTGTTAACTTTTATTGCGTCTTTAATTGCCATTATAAGTGGCTTGTATTCAATCTATAAAAAATCAAAAAAGTAAATTATGAACAGCACATTTTTAAATCTTAATTCAAGCGACTTTATTAAAGGTCTTATTATGGCGGTTTTAACAACCGTTATTACTGTAGTATATCAAACAGTTGAGGCTGGGAGTTTAACGTTCGATTG